GACTTCATCATCGCATCGGTCAAGGACCCGACAAGCTAACAACTTTAGACTGTCAACGGCGCGTCCTGTGTATAGAATACATGGGACGCGCCGTTTCAGTTTTTACAGAAAAGACGAGGAAAGATGTCCAATTTATGGATTGCGCCAGAAGAACTTGGAGTTTACGCGGAAACAGAGTTCTCGTACGAGGCTGCTAAATCCGCGTCAAATCTTTTATGGGCACTGTCCGGTCGCAAATATAGCGGGCTGACAACTGTGACTGAACGATACATCTGTGCTGGAAGAGTGTACAAATACGGACCGTCAATCTATAACACGCAGGCAGTGCTTGTTGATGGAGACGTAAACAACTTCTTTGGTGATAATCTTAGCTTCTATGAGGGGATGACCGCCGACGGAATCACATCATCGTCGCGCATCCGTCTTCGTGGACGTCCCGTAACAAAAATTCATACGATACGCGATCGTTCAGGCAACATAATCAGTCCAAGTAAGTATTATCTTGTTGATCATTCGACAATTCAAGCGTCTTTGGGCGTTCCGTGGACTCCGTGCAATATTGAAATCACGTATTCATATGGTGTCGAGCCACCTACACTCGGAAAGATGGCTGCAAGGACGCTCGCGATTGAGTTTGCAAAACTATGGTCTGGCGATGTTTGCGACCTACCTCAACGTGTGACTTCAATATCTAGACAGGGTGTATCATATACTCTTCTTGATTCACAGGACTTTGTTGAAGAACTGCGAACTGGACTTTATGCAGTTGACATGTTCCTAAAGTCTGTCAACCCAGACAAGGCTCGAGCAAAGGCGAGGGTGTTTTCGCCAGATGTCCCTCGAGCAAGACGAAACACACCAAAGCAAAATAAACTTCCCACAAGTTCATTTGACATTGTTGTGCCCGCAGGCGGGACAGGTAGCGTTGATCTATTAGTGTCCGCGATCGGCGCAGAATTTTTGACCAACGGAAGCGGATGGTCGCCAGAAATTAGAATATATAACTATCCGCAAACGGTCACAAAGATACTCGCAGATGCGGCAAGTATAACAGATCCGACAACGGCATCTTCGACCGTCGTTAGCAAGAGTCTACAGTCAAATATGGCGACACTTACGACATCGTCAGCTCATGGACTCTATCCTGGCGGCGAAATAACTGTCGCAGGTGTTGACGCGACATTCAATGGGACATACACTATTCATCAAGTCCCCTCATCGACAATCGTGCAGTATCAATTGACTGCAGCAAATGTTGCGTCTACCGTGTCGGGCGGCACGATAACTTCGTCGGTTGAAGATGATCGAATTGAAATAAGTGTTGGGTATTCGGACGCTCTTCAGACTTTAGGAATGATTGATCCAGGCTCGTGGGACCTCTATGGAACGAGAATAAACGGTCTTGGAGAAGAAGAAACAGCCTATGTATGTTCGGGAAATCTAAGAATAGCGCTCGCAACATCAGCTGTCAGCGCGTACACGGCGGTGTAACACGACATGCCTTTGACAGATATTTCAACTGTGTCAACTGATGCTTTAAACATTGTCACGCTGCTCGACAACGTACTTGACGCAGTTGTAAACACGTATGTTTCCTACAATGTTCCGCTCCCGGCACGGCGATACTGGACTCTCGGAATGTCGTCAATCGACTGTGAACAATTGACAATTACGCTGATTCAAGGTTATCTGGGACCGCCAGGTTCACAGCAAAGTCAACCGCAGCGATGCAACATGCCGCGAACGGTGACGATGTTGATCACCGTCGCTCGGCAGATACCAGTTGTTTCGCAGAGCGGACGGGCGCCGCTTGCCGCAACGATCGAGGACGGTTCGAGAATCGGAGCGATTGACGCATGGGTTCTTCTTGAATCAATAAATTTACTTGACCAGTGGGACGTTTCGTCTGGTTTTGGCGTCGGTGTCATAGGTTCCGTCGAGATACCTCCTCCAGACGGAGGATTTCAGCTAGTAACTCTCCAGTTGACGATGGCAGTACCATGACACAGGCGATCGTTTGGAACTATCCGGAACTTGATCGTCTTTTAAAGTCAAGATCTGGCCCTGTCGGCCGTGATCTTGAAAAAAGATCTGCAAAAGTTCTTGCTGCAGCAAAAATTCAAGTAGGCACCAACACCGGTGCTCTTAAAGTTTCAATAAATCAAAATTTCGAACGAAGCGCGATGGGACCGAAAATTTTAATTGGTTCATCGCTATCATACGCTCTTATGCACCATGAAGGAACTAAACCACATGTTATCGTAGCGAAACCTTCACAAGTTCTTAGGTTTAGAAACCGTGCTGGAGTCGCGGTATACGCGCACACAGTAGTGCATAAGGGGACAAAGCCGAACAGATTTCTTACGGATAATCTCAGGCTCGCTGTTCTGTAGATTTCTACGTGAAAAACATCTTTTATGCAGAAATCTTGTATAAAATTAAAGAAGGATGTCAAGACGACAACCATGATTACGGAGAAAATAAGATGACAAAGTTTAAAGACTTCGGTGCGCCTGTAACAACAGAAAATGCGGAAGAAATCATGTTTCGTCTGTATGGCGAAGATTTCTATTGTCGTCCGCAGATTCCAGGAAAGGTGATGCTCGATCTTGCTGGAAGATCTGGAAATGATGACGACACAGCGGCGAGTGCCACCGTTATAACTGACTTCTTTAAGTATGTTCTTGTTCAGGAAAGCTACACTCGTTTTAACACCCTCTGTGAAGACCCAGATCGCATTGTGACAATCGAGCAGCTCATGGACATCATCAGTTGGCTGATGGAGACTTACAGCAACCGCCCTACGCAGCGGCCAGAAGTCTCGCCAGATGGGCAATAGATCTCTGGCCGTACGTCAACGGTAAGGCGTTGACTCACGGTGTTCATCTTGATTCATTAGAAGTGTCTGACATGCTAGATGTCTTTCACTTTTATTTTGAAGAAGACATGCTCGCGGCGAGTTCAAAAGAGCATCTTGAAGTGCGTGATCACGTCCGCAGGACTCTGTATAGAGAATTCTATAACAGGGAGTATCAGTATGCTTCGTCTACTTCGTCGTCGCTTAATGCGTCCATTCTCGATGATGAACTTGATTTTGACGAAGATGCGCCGCCGCGGCCGATTGATGTAGAAGAAGAGTCTAGGGCTTTTGCTGTTCCACCAAAACCGTATGTGCCTCCGACACCGGTCAACGCGAACTCCGCAAAGCCTTTTGGAATGCTAATTGACGCTCCACTAGGGTAACTTTTGTTGGTATAGAATAACTACGACGATCTGCGTGAGGAGGTGTGACATACGATGGCTGTTATTGGAAACGCGTATATTGCAGTTCACGCGATTGTTGATCGTTTTAAAAAAGACGTTGATAATGAACTTTCGTCTACTGTACAGAATTTCCAACGCGCAGGACAGCAGTCTGGTTCGTCTTTTTCACGGGGACTTTCAAAAGGCGACGCTCTACAAAAGTTTAGACAAGAAGCTCTCGCCGCGAACGAAGCCTTTGCTAAGCTAGTAACTACTGGCTATTTTGTTGGTCCAGCCATTAGCGTCGCTATAAGTGGAATTTCTGCGTTAGTTTCCGGTCTTTCAGCGTTGGTGATGCAGGTCGGCGCAGCTGTGCCGGCGTTGATTGTTCTTCCAGGAATTTTTGCCGCGATAGGACAAGCAGCCCTCACCGCAAAATTAGCGTTTAGCGGCGTTGGGGCCGCAATAAAAGGCTTAATGAAGCAAAAAACCGGCGGCGGCGGCGGTGGTGGAGCTGACCAAGCTCGTCAAATCGAAGATGCAGAAAAGAATCTTGCAAGAGTTCTTGAGTCAAACAGAGAGGCTCTCGCAAGAGCGAGTAAAAACCTTGCTGACGCCGAGGATCGGCTGACTGAGGCCCGTAAAACAGCAGCTGAAAGTCTTCAACAGTTAAACTTTGATGCCGAAGACGCGGCTATTTCTGAAAAGAAAGCATCAATTGAACTTGAAAAAGCACGAGAGCGTCTTGCTCGAGTTCAAGATCTTCCACCAAACTCACGCGCGCGACGTGAAGCAGAACTTGCGTACGCTGAGGCAGATCTTAATCTGCGTCGAGCAAAAGATCGAAATTCAGATCTTGCGAAAGAAACTGAAAAAGCAAATAAAGCTGGCGTTGAGGGATCAAGAGAGGTTGTCAACGCAACAGAAGCTGTGCAGGAAGCCACTGACGCTAAGGCGCGGGCAGAGCGTGATGCGCTGCGCGCTGAAGAAGACGCGTTAAAACGGCTCGAGGACGCGAAAAAGAAAGCCGCTGGTGCTGGCGGTGGTGGAGTTGACCCACTTGCTGGACTATCTGAAGAAGCTAAGGCGTTTGTTCGATACATAGTTTCAATACAAGACAAAATTAAAGAACTCAAGGCAGCTGCTGGCAAGGATCTATTCCCTCTTTTAACTGTCGCAATTAAAAATCTGGTTGATAACCTATTTCCACGTCTTATTCCAATTCTGCGTGAAACTGGAAAAGCTTTAGGTGAAGCAGCAGTCAACATTTCAAACGTTGTCACCGAGTCATCAAATCTTGATGAACTTGGGAAGATCGGCGATACAAACACATATGTTATCCGCCGAATGGGGGATGCTGCTGGTAATCTTTATGACGTATTTTTATCGCTTCTCACAGCAGCTGATCCACTAATTAGACGCTTCTCAGATTGGGTCGTCACCCTAACAGATGGGTGGAGAGAAACATTTGAATTTAAGAATTCAACCGGTGAACTTACCAGCATGTTCAACCAAGCCGGTGATGTTGCTGCGCAACTAGGTTCAATTTTTAGAAACTTGTATGAAGCAATCAAAAATATCGGTAAAGCAGCTTCCGGACCTGGAAGTGGCGGTCAACTTTTGCTTGATGCATTCGAGGCTTCAACTCAAAAGTTTGAAGAATTTACAAAAAAACTTGGAGATAGCGGACGACTTCAGCAGTTTTTTATCGATACTGCAAAGAACACTCATGAAATAAGTAAACTTGTTGTCTCGCTTGTTAAAGAGTTCTTGAAACTTGGAGACAATCCAGGGATTGGAAAGACAGCTCAGGGGCTGTCTGCCATGATGCCGACCCTTGGAACAATAATTGACACTCTCACGTCTGGTTCGCCGTATTTAACAAAATTTGCCGATGAGTTTCTTAAATTCATAAAAAACTTTACCGAGACAGCGTCACTGCAGTACTTTTTTGGCACTCTCACCGCTGGTTTAAAGATTATCAACGCTGTATTTGGTAATGAAGTTGTTCAAAGAGTACTTCTCTTTAGCGCTGGTATCATGGGAGTTGTCAAGGCGCTTCGGTTGATGAACAACGCTACAACATTTGTCTTTAACGCATTCTCTGGTTACTTTTTTAAAGCTATCGACATTGTCACAACTTTAAGAGACAAAATCGCGGCAGCTCGACTAGTTTTTGCAAACTTTGGCATCGGCGGAGGAGCGCTCGCCGGAATTGTTGCTGGTGTTGCTGCGTTTATTGCTGTAATCGTCCTGGCGTACAAAAACAGTGAAAATTTTAGAAAAGCAATAAAAGATCTAATTGATGTCGTCTGGGGAAATCTTAAAAAAGCGTTTGAATCTATAAAGCAAACAATAAATGAAGTTCTTAAATCTTTCGGCGGGACAGAGACTGTCGTAAAAAACGTAAAAAATGTTTTTAAATCAATCGGTGACTTTATAGCAAAATACATTGTTCCGATCTTTAAGGTAGCTTTTGTCGGCGCGATCGACATCGTGTCGAGGGCAATAAAGGTTCTCATCAACACCGTCGGCGCCATTGCGAAGGTATTCCAGTCAGTGTGGAAAGTTGTTCAAGGAATCTTTGCGCTTCTGCGTGGAGACGTCAGCGGTGCCGTAAAGCATTTTGGTAAAGCGTTCTCGTCGTTGAAAGACGCGCTTAAGTTTGTGTTTAACGGAATAAAAGACATGCTCGGAAGTTTTGGCATGTCAATTATCCAAGGACTATGGAAAGGTCTTGTTGCTGGCGCGAAATGGATCTACGATTTTTTCACTGGTATCGGTGAATGGATCATCAACGCCGTTAAGTCGATCTTTGGCATCTCTTCACCGTCAACTGTATTTCTTGACTTTGGTAAAAACATTATTCTCGGTTTCCTAAACGGGCTTGTCTCGGTTATGGGAGACATCGCAAGTTTCTTCTTAAGCATTCCATCAAAAATTCTCGGATGGCTTGGGATTCTTGATTCGTCGCTTATTGAAAAAGGTCGAGAGTTACTATCAAATTTCTGGAATGGCATCAAAAACATATTTGATACCGTTTGGAACGCGATCTCATCAGCAATTAGTTTTGCTTGGAACAGTGTCATTAGACCTGTATTTGAATCAATATTGACTGTTTTTAAGACTGTATGGACGGCCATCAGCGCCGTGTTCGGTCCGATATGGGACCTGATCACGTTCCAAATTCGGTTTGCATGGGAATACGTCATTAAGCCAGCGTTCAATGCGATGTTGGCAATTTTTGGTTTTGTTTGGGAAGGAATAAGAAGAGCTTTTAATTTAGTCTGGACAATGATTTCATCATCGATTTCGTTTGTTTGGGACAACGTCATCAAGCCAATCTGGAATGCGATCTACGCGGTGTTTACGGCATCGTGGGAAGATATCGCATCAGTGTTTACCGCAATCTGGGATGGCATCTCGTCGTCAATTTCATTTGTTTGGAATAATGTCATCAAGCCAATCTGGAATGCGATGTCGGAAATATTTAGTTTGGCTTGGTCTGGCATTAAAGCGTACTTCACGACTATATGGGACATCATCACCGGCGCGATAAGTTTCTACTGGAACAACGTTATTCAACCGATCTGGGACGCCATGTCAACGGTGTTCGGTGTTGCTTGGGAAGGTATCAAGGCGTACTTCACGACGGTATGGAACATTATTTCAACATCAGTTTCATTTGTCTGGAACAACGTCATCAAGCCTATATGGGACGCCATGTCCACAGCGTTCGGCGTAGCTTGGACTGGAATCAAGACTGCGTTTGACACCGTTTGGGGCGCGATCTCAACAGCGATTGATTTTGCCTGGAACAATGTCATTAAACCCGTTTGGGACGCGTTATCCAGTACGTTTGAGTCAACGTGGAACACAATAAGTTCTACATTCCACTCTGTGTGGGATCCGATATACAATGCAATAATTGCATTTGGAGAAGCTGTTAAGTCCGTCTTTGACGGAATCGCGTACTTCTTTAACAACGCTTGGGATGGTTTCGGTAGCGCTGCAACTGGAGCTATTAAGATCGTAAAAACTGGTCTTGACAAGTTCTGGAAAGCTATTAAACCTATCTGGGAAGGAATATCAGTAGGATTTTCAGCTGCCTGGAGCGTAATAAAGACTGTATTTAACGTCGCTTGGACAACTATTTCAACAGCAATTTCGTTTGTTTGGAATAATGTCATCAAACCTATCTGGTCAGCGATGTCTACAGTGTTTAGTTTTGCTTGGTCTGGCATTAAAGCGTACTTCACAACGGTGTGGAACATCATCACCGGCGCAATAAGTTTCTACTGGAACAACGTCATCAAGCCGATCTGGGACGCGATGTCGACAGTCTTTGGCCTTGCTTGGTCAGGTATCAAGACATATTTTGAAACCGTATGGAACATTATTTCAACATCAGTTTCATTTGTCTGGAACAACGTCATCAAGCCGATCTGGGACGCGATGTCGACAGTTTTTGGCCTTGCTTGGGAAGGTATCAAGACGTACTTCACAACGGTGTGGAACATCATCACCGGCGCAATAAGTTTCTACTGGAACAACGTCATCAAGCCGATCTGGGACGCCATGTCAACGGTGTTCGGTGTTGCTTGGGAAGGTATCAAACTCTATTTTGAAACCGTCTGGAACATTATTTCCACAGCAATAAGCTTTGTTTGGGATAACATCATCAAGCCGATCTGGGACGCCATGTCAACGGTGTTCGGTGTTGCTTGGGAAGGTATCAAGACATATTTTGAAACCGTCTGGGACATCATCTCAGGAGCAATAAGCTTTGTTTGGGAT